GTTGCTCAAAGGCAGCCTGTGTCTTGGCATCTGCTTGTGCAATAGGAGTAGCAGCCTCTAATGCAGCCTGTACAATAGCCTGTCCAGCCATACTAGATGCGCCCAATCCTCGCTGCGCCATCTTAGCGGTAGCTACCCGTAGCGCCCCTGCTGCCCATTGTGGGGGATTAGCAGCATCAAAATCTGCTGTTAGTATATTAAGTTGCCCTTGAACAGTGGCTTTATCACTGGGTGTTGCCGTAGCTGCCTGTATCTGTTCTGTAAATTCTGCCGCCGTTTCAGCATTAGCAACAGGACTTATGACTTCTCCATTTTGTATCTGTCTCTGTACAGTATTCTGTGTTGCAACAGCAGTACCTTGAGCAGCCTGAATATTAGATACAGCGGAGGCATTCTGTTCTTGTCCAACAATCTGTGTCTGCGCTCCCACTTGAGCAGCAGCAAAGGGGTCTATGGCTTCCTTGACTCCGGGCAAGGCTGTCTGTGCGGTCTGTAGATTAGTATCATACATAGGTGCAGAAGCAGCTTGTGTAGACTGTGCTAATACAGCCCCCGCTGATCTATCTCCTGTAACCTGACCACTGCCTTGATCTACAAATTGACCAGTCTGAAGTACTGTACTTACAGGAGTGACCTCTCCACCAAAAGGAACAGACGGCTGAAAAGTCCTACGTATACTTTCATCAGGGATAGAGCGCCCTTCATTTGTTTGTGGGGGTCTGAATTGTGGTGTACCAACACCAACTACATTCGGCGGTTCAAGTCCACCAGTTTGAAAACTCTTTCTTGTGCGGACCATGCCGCCTTTAGCCATATTTATTGCATTCTTTTTATAATGATCCATCAATTTACCAGCAGTAGGATTTTCTTGTAAGAACTTCCCATATGCTTTAGGATCATCAATAGAACCCGTATAGCCTACCGACTCTGCTAATCTCTGACTTGCTTCTGGGGTAAATTGTAATGTTCTTTTTTTCTTAGGCATTATTCAGTATTCCCTCTTGCACCAAGCATTAAATCTAGTTTGTCTTCTAAGCGTCTTAAAGAAGTCATAATCCTATCTTGTGCATCTTTCATATCTTCCTTAGTAGAATATTCTTCTCTTGTCCTAGCCAATAGAATATCTATTCTTTTTATTTCTAACTGCATTGCACGGAAAGCAAAGAATGCTGGCCCGATTACTAAAGTTAATAATATATTCCAAAAAAGCATTGCTGTTATTTCCATGATTTTAAAAACTTCCTACTCTAAGAACTAATGACCTTATTAAGTATACGAAATAGGCTTTTCTATAAACCTATACTCAGAATAGGCACCGGTATAATCTATACGATGTATTCTTGCTTCTATGTTATCTTTCCAAAAGCTGATAAACTTATTCAATCTTGGGTATTCCGGCACGATATCATACTGCTGAAATACAAACTCCTGAAGAATATGATCATAATCAGGAAGAAAATAGATTACCTTAATGGTAGTCAGATCATTTCTTATTAAATAACTCAAATAGTGTCTGCACTTTTTCTTCTAATACACGTACACGCACAGTGATCTCTGCCCTGAAGGCTACACCGATAGCTGCCACCACAATAACTCCTGATATGATGGGCCATATATCAACCACTTGCTCCATTCTTATTCTGGTTTTACCGGCCATGACGGGTGCGCCGGATCAGCTGTATTGGCTGGCAAGTCCCGTAATTCTTGGCGGTACGTTTTCCATGCGTCAACGTCTACGGAAACATCAGCATTCTGTGTCCAATCAGATTTAGTTAGCAGCGCAGATCGACGTAGACGTAGCTCTTTCCACTGATACTCTGCCGACCACTCAACAGGATCGACAAACTGGCCGTCAACGTATGTGTGGCCCGTTGTCACCGTATTGGGGCAGTTGATCCACTGCAAATTTGAATGAACTGGAAAAATATTTCCGTCTTCTTCTATTTGGAAAACCCGGATGCTTCCGGTTAAAATTAATGCTCTCATCACTTGTACTCCCAGACGATTATAGCACCGACAGCGCCGTCGTTATCATCTGACCCACTGCCACCGCTGCCGGTTTGACCATTCCCGCCGCAGCCATAGACATGGGTAGTATTTGCACCAGACTGTTGTGATAAATAAGTAGATCCGCCGGTACAGGATCCTTCGGGATAGCCAGCAGTCCACCATGTTCGGAGGTAGGGAGATCCGGGACCGCCGTGACCGTTTTGCACGTTACCGCCAGTCCCTACTCCACCTTGACCACCTCTACCATTATATGCCGTATTGGAGCCGGTTAGGCCGCCGCCGCCACCAGTTGCGGAACAATATGAACCAAAGGAACTTGTACCCCCATCGGACCCGGCGGAATTGCTACTACCTCCTGCGCCGCTGGCACCAATCGTCACCGTCTCTGATGATAAAGATGTAACGTCAATCATTTCAATCGCATAACCGCCGCCGCCACCACCGCCGCCCGAAACGCCGTCTCCACCGCCTTCAGTACCACCAGCGCCGCCTCCTCCACCACCAACAACCGTCACAACTATTGTCAAGATATCCGTTGGACGGGTCCATGTGCCGCTTGACGTGAAGACCTGAACTGAAGCAGGAGTTACGCCTGTGGCGGCAAAACCAGTTGCAGTTCCTGAATTAGCTATAGTAGCACCACTGTCGATGTTCAAAGTGCTTCCTGACAACACGCTCATCGTATTAGCAGTAAACTGGAAATCATCTGCACCAGCAATCTTAATATCAATGGTATCGTCTGTATCTGCTGTAATGCTGGTATCAGCATCAGCATCAAGAATAAGTTCAGCACCATTTACATCTAGCGTACCGGGAGTTACAAGATTACCACTAAGTTTAGCTGAAGTAACTGTAGCATCACTTGGCGTACCAATATCCAGCTTCTCACCAAAGGCAATAATAAAACATGTATCAGAACTAGCTGGCGCAGTTGTAAAGGTGATCTGTGTTCCGCTCACGGTATAGTCTGTAGCAGCCTGTTGGATTACACCATTAAGGCTAACCAGCAAAGTTTCTGCACGTACAGGGGTAAGCGCATTGCTACCTACAGTAAGATTGAAAGCAGTTGTAGAACTATTGAAGCTTCCCGTAATACTGTCCAGCTTATTATAGTTTCCTGTAAGTGGACTTTTACCTATATATGGCATATATCTTTTTCCTTTTTTATTCTAGTGCATCAGGAACATATGCGCTGATGTCATCTGTATTCTCTAGCGTAGCCAAATGTGTCTCAACATCAGGAGGAAGATCACGCAAAGCAACCTTCTTGGCAGCTACGTCAGTTTTATCTAACCCGGTTGGGTGTACGCCTTCATCAGCCAGTTGATATTCGAGATCAAGCTCTTTTAGTTTACCGTTACGAACACCACGGATTTCTTCCAGCCGTTCTACACGGGCTTTGGGTAGACGCCATTCGTGGGTCTTCAGGTCTTCTGCGCTGATCTCTACCATCAACGTGTCGGCATCCGGTACGATTGCAGCTTTGGTTTCAACGCCGTCCATATCACGTTCAGCAGGAATGGTCGCTGCCTCTACGGCCTCTGCGATGATACCGCTGACTGATCCGGCGTCACCGACTACGGTAACCGTGCCGTCTGCGTTAATTATTAGCTCATTCATTTTATTCATTCTCCAGTTCGCCAAAGAAGACGACATAATTGCCAGTAGCATCATAGGCAGAACTGGCATTATCCCTGACCTTTACGGTAGTTGAACCTGCCAACACGTTTGCGGCATCGGCCCCCATGATAGCATCGTCTGGGGCCATACCCACTACGGCATAATTTGCAGACTTGAACGGCACCCCAAAATTTATTGTCCACAATCCTGCGCCACCATCGGTGATACTTTTAACATTGTAACTGCCATTTATTGTACCTGAACTGGCCATGCTGAATCTGATCCACGCCTTCGCCTTACTAAGATCAACACCGGCTGGCAATTCACTAGCCAACCCCCGCACCATCTCGTTGACCTGCCGTTGATCAACTGCTGGGGCAGTGACGTATGCATTGGCAGTGTTCTGTTCTGTCCGTAGGTCGCCCCACAACTTGCCTTTTTCACTGTTGCCGGAATTGACGGTGGGCTTGCTATCTACCGCTAGACCATCAAAGATCGTGATGGCATCAGTCTGCGTTACCAGCACCTTACCTGTCAGTGGATCAACATCCACATCCAGTACGGCATCGGTGCTGCTGGATTGAAGCAAACATTCTGCACTGGCGACGAACATCGGCTTTTCTGCATCGTACATCTGGCGGATTTGCGTGGCGGTTGGGGCGGTGGCTGATAGACGTGCTAATGCTATTTTTGCGGTAGAAGCAAAATTGGACCCGTCAGGCGCAATGCCTATACGTGCCTCTATTGTGCCTGATAGCGACCCAGCATCCGAAGTCGATGAGACAACAGAAACGCCATCAAGGAAAAGCTCCCGGTCTGTGGAGCTACGCCTCACAAAAACCGCCTGATGCCAAACATCGTCATCCACGGTTGGCCCATTAATGATCACGCTTGCGGTTGCTCCATCGTCAATAGCTTGCAGGACGCCAGCACTGGAAAGTCGAATATTGAACCGAATTGATAGCCCGGTATTACCTAGACTAATCAAATCCTCATACCCTGACGTACCTGCTGATTTAAACCAAATCATACAGCAAGCCGCACCTGTACCGAAACTATTGTAATCAGCATCATCGCCACGGCTCAAATAATTTGATCCTGAAAACCCGCTATACCCATTCAACTCCGCACCTGATTCCACAGCCTCTTCGGTGACCGTGCCGGTTTCGGTGAGGGTGTTGGCCTTGTAGCTGCGATCAACAGTTTTGCTGTTGGCCAGCCATGCGCCACGGATATCGCCAACCAGATATCCAGTGTTGTAGGCACGGGTAATTACGTTACCAGTACTAAGAGTGCCAAGGCCGGGTCCGGCTGCAGGAGCATTTATCAAACTCAAGCCGGA